CTTCAATCTTCCCGCCTTCTCGGACGAAACTATCTACCGAGGCAGCTCCCTTGAGAGGAAGCTCAATCGCAGACATCGCTTCTTGAAAGCGGTCGCGAGCAAGAGAATCAGTATGTATTGATTTCTCCATAAAGTCTCGGGGCACCTTTGCCCTCGAGAGCTCATCCTTGACTGCAACTTCGATCAGTCTAAGGTTCTCCACGGGAGGCATTTCCCGCGGACGGGAGACGTTCTTTCTGAACTGTCTCCTTTTCACCTCCGCGATACAATCGGGTAGGTAACCAAGCACACGCGTCTGACACAGCGTTGTGCAGCGGAATATCCATGCCGGACTTTCCGTATAGTCTTCTCCACTCTGGAGTTTAGACTCGGCCAGGGCTTTGACCCGACCGATTTCGCTGAACATGCGTCTCAGCGATTTTGATTGGAAATTGAAATCCAACCATTGCTTCCTACGTTCGTAGGATGCTCCATGAAAGCTTTCTTTCACGGCGTTCAGAAATGACTTCAGTTCTGAATAAGTCAAACCCTCTGGTTCGACTAGCTCACCCTTGGAAAATTCCAGTGGGTGTGTATAATCCGAGTATAAGTCTCGGAAGAGATACGCGGTTTGTTTCGCGTAATCCTGGTACCGTATGGACTCAGGGCAAAAAGCCATGAACTTTTTGATGATCACACCATTTATGGTGTGAATAGCCTGCGTAATTGCATGGCGCACTCGGCGAAGGCCAAGTTTCTCCAATCCATTACGGATTAGAGTATCCAGCTTAAGTATGCCGGAGTACGTTCTGTACCAGTACAGAGCGTTAAGACTAGCAATGAGATAGTCTTCAGTCACGTGCTGCCAGCCCGTAACATTAAGTTCATCCCGAAACCACCCGGGATACTTATTATCAAACAACGATACGTGTGTTTGACAGAACATGATCCTTGAAGGGTCCATGTATTCAAGCTCTTCGTGTTCAGTCACGAGGAGCCGGCCTAGCGATCTTACGTACGCTAGGAAGCAACGGGAC